TTTAATTCTGCTGGCATGTCATCTGCGATTTTACTATCAGTTGGCCATAATAATCCATCTCTAATACCACGCACAGACTCGTCTGTTCTATCTAGTGTGTCACCAGTACAATATACTAATGGTGCCCATGTTTCTGTGTTTAAATCATAACCGTACATAGCTGCAGGTTTATCAAAAATCTCTCTGATATCAGTAGGATCTGCGATAACTTTATTAGGAATAGCGTCAACACCGTTATTAACTTCTAGATGTCTCATTTCTCCAATTCCACCCCATAAAAGACCAACTAAAAGTGCGTTTTCGTCAGACTTCGTTGAATCTATTTCAACTACAGTGTAGTTTAACGGAGTTGGTCTAGCGGGAACTTCATTCTCTGGGAATGAATCTACAACCCTAGTATCATCTTCGTTGTTAATAACCCAACATACTAATTTATCAGGTCCGTTGAATTCACAAGTTGACGTTTTGCCCATAGAATCGTCAGTTCCGTATCTCTCATTAGGCATTTTATATGTTATTGTTCTCATCATTGTTCTCCTATTAAGAATACGTTACTTTAACTAATCCACCTGCACCGAATCCACCCCAACAAGCATTACCTGACGCAGTCGCATGACCTTGTCCGCCACCACCTGGGAATAATGAATGTCCACCTCGACAACCACTACATTGAGTACAAGCATGTCCACCGTTTGGTGAACCAGATACAGAAAACGGTCCAGTCGGTCCACCAGAGTATCCATAAACGTCTGAACAACAATCGTATTTTCTAGTATAAGAACCAGAACTTCCTTTGAAGCAAACATCAGCACCATAAGATTGGGTGTTTACAGTTTGTGTACCCCAACTGCTGTCGTAGTTAGATCTACAACATTGTGTACTCTGATGACAATCGTAACAATTACTCATCTTATCCCAAGGAGTCGATCCACCTAGACCACCCACAGCACAGAAGTTAGAAAGACCAGAACCAGTTATCCATGAAGTACAACCTTGTCTTGTTGCCATACAACAATGACAACAGCATGAACATTGTGAAGTACCAGCTGCACATAACGTATAAGAAGAAGAACCTGGAACAAAATCACCATTTTCTTCATATATCGTTTTAGAACTGTAACCACCACCTTGTCCACCAACAGTAATTTCATAGTCACCACCAGATGATCCACCAGGACCACCACCGCCAAGGATTTCAAATTTAATACTCTTAACGTTTTCTGGAACAGTCCAGTTTAAGCAACAACCGCCGTTAGTAACACTCCAATGATTTGTGTTTTGTATTTGAAAGTCGTGAGTACCAATAGAACCACCACCGGCGGCTGCTAGAGCATCAATTCCGCTTTGAGTAGTGTCTTCTAAACAAGTAACTTGTCCAGTCTGTACCGCTTCAATTTCAGATTGTACTGTGCACACATCACGTAGAGTTTCAAAAGTAGTGTTAGCAAGGTATTCCAACGTGGCATCCACGTCCTTTGCCATTTGGTTCATTTTACCAAGTGTTAAAATATCCATTTTTTATATCCTATTAATAATTAATTTACTCTACACCAGACGGTAGTTGAGCAACAACTTCTTTGTCCTTTGCAGTTCGTTCTGCTATTTTGATTACCTTAATGTGCGCAGAGGCTTCTTCATCAAGTGCGTCGTTTACGGGTTCTCCTGGCGCCTTAGGAAAAACGATTAAATCTACAGGAACTCCTGCCCAATCGTCTGGTAAATTTCTTAAGTTTGCTCTATAATCGACCCAACCTTGTTTTATCGATGTTGGCATATCTTCCGAAGTAGATGCATCAGAGGCTTCTAATTGGTCGTTCCTTGCAGATCTAATAAACTCAATGTCCCAATTACTACGACCATATACATTACCGTCAATATCATCACCAGGCAAACCTGTTTCGTATGATAATGCACCCCAACCTGTGTCTGGGTTATAACCATGTGTAACTGAGTTTTGATCATACACTTCACTAGGATAAGTAGTATCAAATACCGTGTTATTTCTTGCCGATGCTGGTCCAACTGCTACTTCATACACTTTAATGAAACCGAAAGGAGTTGCCCCGTCTTCGTCAGTTGGTCCGATTAAACCGCAACGAATGCAATTTTCGTCAGATTCTTCGCAATCCAAAACTAATTCGTAAAAATCAAGTGGAGTTGGTTGACCGCATAAGTCTGCCATGTCCTGCACTTCCTTAACCATGTTTGTTTCTTTGTCCATGAATAACATTAGACTAGCAGGACCGTTATATTCCTGCGTAGATTCTTTACCCATAGAGTCGTCTTTTCCGTATCTCTCATTAGGAATTTTATATGTAACTGTTTTTGTAATATTTGCCATTTCTATTCTCCTAATATATTATTGGTATGAAACTTTAACAAGTCCACCAGCACCAAAGCCACCCCAACAACCATTACCACCGTCAAAACCACCACCGCCACCGCCACCGCCAGGGAAGTAAGAATGACCACGACAACAACCCATACCAGTAGTGGTACATTCGTTTGTATCCCTACCGTTCGATTGAGATCCGGAGAATGGTCCTGTCGGTCCACCTCTAGTTCCACTAATTTCATTACAGCAACTGTAACCCTTTTGAATCATTCCTGTAGTTCCTGTGAAACCGTAGTCTGCACCGAAGAAACCTGGAGTACATGATTGGCATTGTCCCCAACCACCTGATACTTGGTCGCCAACAACACATTGCGCACCAATACTACAGTCGTAACAACTTGATTTTTTATCCCAAGCTGTAAAACCACCTTCTCCTCCGGTCGCACAGAAGTTTGATAGTCCATTACCAGTTACCCATGAAGTACAACCTGTTCTACATGGTTGACAATGCGCACAGCATGAACATTGTGAAGTACCACCAGCACATAAAGTAAAATTAGAAGTACCAGCAGTAAAATCAACGCCTTCCTCTAACGTCCTAGCTGCATAGTTACCACCCCAACCACCAGAAGGAATATCGTAGTCACGACCAGATGATCCACCTGGACCGCCGCCACCTAGAACTTCGAATTTAATAGACTTGATTCCCTCAGGGGCTGTCCATAATAAACAACAACCACCATTAGTAACAGACCAATGGTTGGTGTTTAAAATCATAAATTCTTTAAATGGTTTCGATCCACCACCTGCAGCAGCAAGTGCGTCGATACCTATATCAACCTCATCTTGCAAACAAGTAACTTGTCCAGTCTGAGTAGCAATAACTTCTGCCTGCACATCGCAAACGTCTTTTAACGTTTCGAAAGTAGTGTTGGCTAGATACTCCATTGTTTGGTCTAAATCCTTAGCCATTTGGTTCATTTTACCAAGTGTTAAAATATCCATAGTTGTATGTTCCTTCTAATATGTTTTAATTATTTATAATAAATTTTTATACGTCCCAAATGTCTTTAAGAGTAATAACACCTCTCATATCATTTGTCGCACCGTCGTATCTCGAAGACTCATAAACTAATGAGTCTGGAGAACCATTAACCCATGACTGAGTAGTAAATTCCCAAGAATCGTTTAATGAGTGTCCTTCATAATTACCCCACTGTACTAAAACTCCGTTCTTAAAGTTTGTTCCGGCAGAGGTGTTAGCACTGAATGGCGAATCGTCAGTATTACCTTTAGGTCCGTATAATGCATATGCATTGCCTGCTAGGTTAATAGATCCACCAGGATATGTTACTGGTCCTGCAACAATAATAGTTGGAGTCTTGTATGCACTACCTGGATTATTAATAACAATATTAGAAACGTTACCAGCACCACCTAACGATACAGTGCCAGTAGCACCATAGCCGGTAGGCTCTGGGTGACTATCGATAACAATAACTCTAGTCTGTCCATTAATATAGTCTGCCCAATCTTCTACGATAGTAGCACCACCAAGACCATTATTTAGTCCAACCGTTCCTACATATCCGATACCAACAGTATTTGTTGAATCTGTACCAACTGTGCCACCACCGTCTGTTACAACAACCATAGGTTCGTCGTAACCAGCACCACGTGTGGTAAATTCAATTGCAGAAATAACATTATTGATGTCAGTACTAACTGCACCACCAGTTCCTGTGTTT